TCGGGGTAATCGCTTTGTGCGGCATTGACAATTGGTGCTGCAATTTGTTTTGCGTCACGGTCAAATTGTTTGCGCATTTCGGGGTCAATTTGGCGTAAGGCAAGCAACACTTCTTTTGTGCCTGTCACTGTTACGCCTGCGCTAATGCTCACTTTGATTGTTCCTTCAATACCCTGGCGACCGTTTCTAGATCGTCAGTGTCAAATGGTACATCGGGTGGCCACCAATGAACGGCAACCAGTAGTTCGGCTAAGGCTCTGCGGTAGGTACCGCGACCGTAGGGTTTTCGGGACCTGCGTCTTCGGGTTCAATATTGATCACCTGGTCTAAGTAGTCGTCAAAAACGATTGGCACTGTGATGCCGGCACGCTTTGCCGATTCGTATGCCAGATAGGCAAGCCATTCAATGTGGATGTCGCCGGCCAATTGGCCAGCACCGATTTTGTATTTGCGTTCAAATGCAACGATGGATGCCATGGTTGTGGTGACCGTGTATGAGCCATCTACGGTTTCGACGTTCAGTTTGATTCTCATGTCGGGATTCCTTTTTGATTGAGACTAAGCGACGGCTGCGGTGTAGGTTCCACCACGGAATGTGATGTCAATAGAACTGATCTCGCCCAAAGTCGCATTCAACACTGGCAGTGTTTCAAGGTACGTGTTGGTCAAAGTGAACGCAGGGTTGGTTGCGCTAGTTGCTGACGATGTTGGCTTGACCACCACTGTGGTAGCTGTGCCAACAAGTGTTGCAAGCGTTGCGTAGGTCTCTGATGCGCCGTAGGTCATGTAAAGGCTGACGGTCAATTCGTTGTCTTCGATTGTGGCTGAATACACGCGTGCTGTGTTTCCAAAAACTGTTGTGTCCTGGGCCGTATTGGTGCGGGTCAAGGTCGCAGCTGTGGCAAAGCCGGTCAGGGCCACACTGTTCACCGTGACGGTTGGGTTTGAAAGATATGTGCTAGTTGCCATTACTGGTTCTCCTCTGTTGGTTCTGTTTTAGCAGATTTTGGGGCTTTGTTGTCGGACTTGATGAAACCACCCCAAATGAGTGCATCAACATTGATGCCTTCATCTGGCACAAACTCTTCGCCTGGTGTTCCAACAAGTTCGCTAACGATGGTGTATTTGCTCATGATGTTTGCACTTTCATTTTGATAGTGAGATCGTAGGCGGCCAGGTCTTGACCACCGATGGAAAGGCTAATGGGTCGGCCCTCTGTTACTGCAACACCCTTGTTGAGTAGCAGGGCGCAATTTTCCAATACGTTGCGCAAAGCATCAAGATTGGCAGGGCCGATGGTGATTACGCGTACCGGCACATCTAGTTCTGCGATGTTTGCGTTGTATGCAGTAAATGATGGTGCATCGATGAAGACGCATGGCGGGTTGACGTTGCGTGGATCAGTGATAACGCGCATACCTGTGATGGTGCCAAGACTGGTTGCCAGATTGTCAATACCAACATTGAAAAGGTCGGTGTAGGCCATTAGGCGACCTGCGGGCGGTTGATGCCAAGCAGCTGCATAATCATTGGCGTGACGCCGTTGGCTGGTGGTACACCCATGCCATCAAAACTTGCTATGGCGTTATAGGCACCGCGCTGTCTGAAATATGCCGCAGCGATCATGATAGTTCCCAAAAGAACGTCACCTGACGGCACAGTTGTTTGCGAATCAGAAAGATAGCCGGCCTCTAATCTGCGACGATATGCAAAAGCGTTTGCGGCATTTGTAGCTCTTGTGAGCGTCGTTGCATCGTCTGCGCCTGTAAGGGTCAAGCCAAGATAACTTTCCACCATTGCCGTGGTTACCCAGGTGCAGGAAACGGTCCATGTGACTGTCCCTGTGGCCGTGGCAATGCGATTGACATCAGATGCGGTCTTTGCAAACAACACTTGATTGGCGATAGGCACTTGGCCATCAAACAGCAAATTGCCTTCGGTGTCTGTGCCTGTGTAGAGGTATTGGGGCAAGGCATACACGGTGTATGTGCCATTGAAAGTTGCATCGACAGATGCCACCGTGATGCTTTGCCCAACCTCGATATCGCTATCGGTCAGCAGTGTGAGCACTGCGTAGTTGTCAAGCAGTTGCTTGAATGTGACTGTATAGACCGCCATGGGCTGTCCGCCCTTCGGGTTATGCCTGGGTGATCTTGCGGATCATGCTTGACACAGCCGCAAAGGTTGAGCAGTAAGCATGTACCGAGAACAAGCGCGAGAGCGTTGCAGGCTGATCGACTGACATAATGCCGCGCATGTCTTCGTAATACTCAAAGGCTTTGCTTGCATTTGTGATGATCATGGTCTTTGCAGCGAAGTTCGAGTCAACGACGATTTCTAAACCGAGTGGGTTTGAGCCGGTCCATGTGGTTGCGTTTCCGCCACCCAATGCGTTCTGTCCTTGAAGGCCAGGTGCGCCCAAGTATGGGAACACTGGACGGTTTGAACCGTCAACAAGTTGGCCCATTTGGCCCCAAACATCTGGTGACACGAAAATTGTGTCAGGGAAGAAGTTGGTGCCATTTGATACGTCAACTGCTGCGTCGTAGATGGACTTCATCAAGTCAGTTGTGGTTAGGTCCCACACACCTGATGATGTTGCTGCTGCAAGCAATGCGTCTGCTGCAATGTTGTCGGTTGCAAGCATTAGTTCGCCAACCAGGTCATTCAGGATCAGTTCCATTGCACCAGGCGACGTAAAGTCAACATCCTGTCTTGAGAGGCTGACCTGCCCCGATACGGTGGTTTTGCTGATGGTATTGCTTGCAATGACCATTGTGGTTGCTGACACTGCATCAAACTCTGCTGCCTGTGCAGCTGCACTTGTGTGCGTTGTAATCGTTGGGCGAACGAATGTCTTTTGTTGTCCGCCGTCTGGATACGCACGTGCGCCAAGACGATTGACAACTGGACGAACAAAGTTGATGTTTTGGACAAGAGGTCCAAGTACAGGCACTGGCAAAAGACCAGGCGTGTTAGTTGTAGCCACATCGCCGGCTGCTGCTTGCAACGCGGTCTGATTCTCTGACTGCCATTCGGCTACGGCTGCATTTACTTTTGCAAACGTGTCGCCACCGATGTGGTATGCGGCCATCCAGTCAGCAGCTGATGGCAAGGCAAACTTGCGCTTTGGCTGTGCAGGAAGTGATGGTGTAGGGATTGCTGCGGCCTCGATGGCTTCTGCTGGTGCTGGTGTTGCTTCCACTTCGGTTGTCTCCTCGACTGGTTCTGTGGTTTCTGGATTTGTATCGGGATCTGTTTCCGCTGACGCGGCTACATCGGTGATGGTAGCACCACTGAATGCAGGAATGGGGACAAGTGACAATTCAAGCCAATCGGCTGCTGTGACGGTCATGCGACCGTCTTTGTCTCTTGTCGCAGAAATGATGTTGACGCCTACGGACACATCCATGACGCCATCGGCTGAAAGCGTCAATGCTTCATCGCCAAGAATGGTGCGGCTGATTTTCATGCTTGCAAGCATTCCTTCGGGCGTGTCGATTCTTTCGGTAACAATTCCAACTGGTTTTGATGGATCGTGGTACATGAAGACGCGTGGTGCTTTGCCGTCTATTGGTAATGAGCCTGGCAAGAATTGCACTTCGGTGCCATCGCTGACAGTTGCGTATTGGTTATACGGAACGGCAATGGCGTCGATGCGGCGTTCACCTACTGTGTCGCCTTCGGCTGCGGTGACTGTGATTCGGTCAGTTGTAAAACGGATCATGCAAGTTCCTCTTGTGTGTTTTCGGCTGGTTCATTGATGTTGATGTTTGAGTCCATCAGGATTGTTTCACCTAGATAGTCGTCAACGTCAAACTCTACGCAAGTGCCGCGGGGAAGTATGGCATCTGACGAAAGGGTGCTTGCAATGCATTCTGCAAACACTTTTGTGCCAAACATCCACATGTCCATGCGGGCCTGCTCTGATGACTGGTAAGAATACGATCCAGTCGAGACACCCAAAAGGTACGGCGGGATATTCATAAGACGTGCGATGTCTAACGCAGAATAGTTTGCAGATTCGATTAGCAACATTTTGTCCGGTGTGGCACTGGTTGGTTCGTAAGTCAAAAACTCATTTAGCGCAGCTGTCTGATTTGACGCACGTGCAGCATTGAACGCTGATGCCAGGTCTGCCAGTTCGGATGCACTCAAAGGTTCGCCACCGGTCTGCTTCAAAATGCCAGATGGAATCGCTGATGCCGCATTGCGCAAACGGCTGGCCTGAATCTCTAACGCTGTTTCAATAGTGCTTGCAGATGAATAGATTGCGCCTTGTACAGGGCTAATGAATTGCACAAGGTTTACAGGGTCGATTTCGCCACCTTGGAAATACACCATGCTTGACGGTGCAAACCACACTGGACCTGCCTGGTCTGTTGTGGTAATTGAGCCTGCCGGTAGGCGTGTGAACGATGCTGGAAAGCCATCTTGTGTTCGGCTGGTGATGTACCAAAAAGCCCTTCCAAAGAAAAGTAAATCATCCAGGGTCCATGCCATCAGCGTTTCGTAAGGAATGGCAGGGTCGGGTCGGCTCAACCATGAACGTGGGGCCAGTTCGATTTCTTCCATGTCACGTTCAGTTTCGTTCCATTGTTTGCGATACATCTTCAAGCTCATGGCACTGATAACGGAACAATGCAGATCTCGCGCACGGCTGACGGCTGCAACCTGCATTGCGCGGTTGCGCGCTTCGCCTTCTTGGTAGGCGTAGTACTGGCCGATCATGCCGACGCCACCGTTGGTCGGTGCGTTGCCACCGTAGGTGCCACCAACGGCTGCTTGTTTTTCAACGGCAGGGCTGATTGCTGCTTTGTTCACTCGATTGAATAATGCCATGAGATGCTTTCGGTAGGTGGTGCCTGCCTGCCCGACACAGACAGACACCTAGCGTGAGTGTACTTACCCTGTGATGACCAGCATGGGTTTTGTTGCTTGCTTTGGTTTGCTGACAAGTGCCACGGCCCACGCCATGCACCGGCATAACTCGATTGGGCCTGGCGATTTTTGCGATGACAGAACGACGCCTTGCGCCGTTTTAGTAATGACCGCACGGCATACATGTTCTGCAAGCATTTTTTCACCGCTGTGGCGCACCTTGCCTTCAAGAATCATTGACCTGACAAGGCTAGAAAAGCGCAACAGTTCGCCGTAGCCAACGGTCTGGTATCGGCGTTGAAGATTCATGGGTAGATGGATTTCCAATGTTGGTGTGATGGCCAGCTGCACTTTTTGGTCAGCCATGATGCGTTCAATGTGTTCCCACATTTCATTTTCGGTTTGCACCACAAAGGCAACCTTGACGATGGCTTGATTGTCAACGACGGCTGCATGTACACCGACATAGCGCGCATCGTCAACAGAAGAGTCAACGGCCAAGATAGACGGCACGCCAGTAGGGAAGTCTTCGGTAGTGATATGGGAATCCCATTCGGCCGGCGTAATCCACGCGCCACGTGCAGACACCCAAAGGTTCAAGTGAGCGCGCAAGAATGAATCCTTTTTAGAGACAGACCGTAATGCTTGCAAAGTGATGGTGGTACCCAAAGCAGGGTTTGCCCAACGCCAATATTGTTCGTCTCGATAATCAACGCCTGGTGGCATAGACCATTCTGCAAAATACAACTGTCCACGTTCGCCGGCATCGATGTTGGCAAGTGCCTGTTCGCGTAATTGGATCATGGTCAAACTGGATTCGTCGCCGGCGGTGGATGCCATCCAAAGAAGTGGTGAGCGTCTAGCGATTTGCGATGGTCGCAAGGCGTCATCGATAACGGCTGAATCAATGTCCCAAAGTTCGTCAACAACGATCAGGTCGTGTGATCCACCGTGCAGGTTTTTTGTGGCTGCCCTGATAAGCCATTCTGATTTTCCTACCGTCACAGATTTACGGCCGACAGCGGCCATTTGTTTGCCACCAAATTGTTCGACAAGTACGTGTGCAAGTTGAGCAAAGATTGCTTCGGCACGGTCAAGTTTGTTTGCAACTGAAAGGACTGATTGTGGTTCGCCACGCAGCTGCGCATAGTCAGTCATCCACCAACCAATTAGCGCAACCAGGGCAACAGACTTGCCCTGCTGACGCGCTGTTGTGGTCAACGCTTCACGGAACGTCAAAGAGTAAGGGTCGCCGGCATTGTCGCAAGTCAAAGCACCATTGATGGCGTGAACCTGCCAAGGCATTAGATCAACACTCATGTGTCGCTTTGCCCAGGCCTGCACAAGTGGCCCAAATGATTGCCCCCCAACACCGAT